TATGCCAAAGTTAGTAGTGATGTTGTAAGTTACGCTCATGAAGGTCTCCGAAGGATATTGAGGTGTACTCTTCCCGTAAGGGTGAGTAGGGTACTCAGGCCGAAGCCCTTTCCCCTAGAAGTCTATTTAGACTTTACCGAACAACTTAACGCCAGCTTCTGGACGATAAGTCTCAGTGCCGTACAGAGTGTCGGCAGTCATCAAGTCTGCCAAGTACTCTTGCTTGTACTGAGTCTGTACGCGAACACCCAACTGCTCAGCGAAGACGATAGCGTCTTTGTGCATAAGGAGTGAGCCCTTCTCGTCAGTGTTCTCAGTAGGTAGGTTAGTTGAAACGTAGATGTCAACACCGTAGAGGCTGCCGATAACGCCAGACTCAACAGGCTTACCAGTTACGAAGTCAGTAGAGATGTAGTTAGAGATACCTAACAGCTCTTTCTTCATAGCAGGTGAGATGACGAATACGCGTCCGTCCATTGGGACGTTGTTGTCGTCAAGTACCTGAAGGGCGGCACGGAAGCCAGCGTCATTGAACGCTTCAGTTGCACCACCAGCAGCAGCCTGTACGCCGCCCGATACGAACTCAAGCTGTGACGTAAAGTTAGCTGCTTCAGCGATGATAGCTGTGTCTACGCGAGTAGCCAAAGCGTATCCAGCGTCCTGAGTGTAGAACTGACGTAGGCTTGAAAGAGCCTGTACGTCTGTGATGTCTTCAATCAGACGGCTGTACTCGTAGTGCTGGTCGATAGAGATGACCAACTCGCCGGTGTTGCCAGCGATAAGGCTAACCTGAGCCTCAGAAGCCTTGACAGAAGCATTGCCACGGTCAGGCTTAGGGATGTGGATAGTATCGCCTTTCTTGCCAGTCATAGACATAGCGCGTACGAGGGGCTTAACTACAAGAGCCTTCTCATAAGATGCAATGATTTCATCCGACCAAATCTCTGGGATGAATGTCGCTGCGGTTGTGTTTGTTACAGATGGTACGTTGTTAAAAGCTGCCATTATGTTTTCCTTAGTGGTTTATTTAACCCGACCTTCGGCGTATGCTTTCATGATCTCCGGTTGGAGAGCTTCATAGCGCTTAGGGTCTCGGTTCATTAGTTCAATAATGTCTCGACGTCGATAAGTCTTTCGGGCCTTAGTGCCCTCAGGATTAGATCGTGCCGAACCTGTTGAAGCCTTCTTCACTTCATTCTTCTGGGCGGCTTTTTCCATAGCAGTTGCCTGCTTGACCACACCCTTACGTTCCTTGTACAACGAAAGTAACTCGTCCGCTGAATCAAAGTCATATTGGGTGTCAGCCTTTTGGAATAGTTCCTGCCGAACCTTTGACTTTCCAATCCACTCACGGAAGCCTTCTTCTGAAAGGATCTCTTTCATATCAGGATGAGCGGCTTGAAGTGCCGCCAACGACTGAGACTTAGCCATCTCTGCTGCTACGGCCTGAGCCTGCTTCAGCGATGGGTGGTTCTCGATAGCTCGTTGGACTGCTGCCTTGGGGTCCACGAAGAAGTCAGTGTCGTCCTCTTCGGGTTCCGGTGCAGATGGTTTCTGTTGTGCCGCTATGGACGTCTTCACCATGTCGTCGAAGGCCTTCCGTAGCTCTCCAACTTCTTGGCTCTGTTGCCCTAAACGGGACTCCAGCTCCCTGTGCATCTGAGCAATCTCAGCTGCGCTCTTACCTCGGTACTTCTCGGGGAGGTCGTCATCCTCGCTGGCTTTTTCCTCTACAGGTGATTCTGCTGTGGGCTCTGCCACAACCTCCTCTTCCTTTTTGGTCTCTTCCATTGAGCTGATGTCGGTTATCTCCTCATCAGTACTGCTAGGTAAATCTACAAGTCTTGCCATTATAAACACTCCGGCCCACTAAGGGGTTATCAGATTAAAATAAAGTAGATCCGCTGGCATAGCGGGTTGCCTACTTGCGTCCAGCCGCTTCGTGTTCGCGCTTCCACTTAAAAGAAGCGCCGGGGAAATCCCCAGACACTCCTTCAAGCTGACACTTCACTGGGCTGATGATGCGCTTGGATTCAGAATTACAGGCTCCGCACCGGAACGAGTCGTCCCTTCGTCCAAACACTTCGTCTATGTTACCACAAGAGCCGCATCGTACATCAAGAATCTGACGCATCGTCTTCCTGCTCCTCTGCGTGGTAAACCATGTTCTCGTATCCAGCGATCTGATGGAGGACAGTAAGCTGCCCTTTAGCCATCCAGAACGCTTTCTCGTCCTCAAGGTTCTCAATACGTAAGTTGATGATATTAGCTTCTACGTCCTTGATGAAAGTCTTCCATCCTTCCGTAACAAACATATCGCGTGCATCTTCAAAAAACTTGTTATCCATTACTTGGTCTCCTTCTTGACTGTGCTGGGCTTAGGTTTCTCTAAGTTAGCCAGCTTGTTTTCAGCAGCCTCTAGCCGCTTAAGTATGTCAGTTAGGTACCGCGTGGTGTTGTCTACTAACTCGTCGAACTTACGTTGGTCTATCATGTGGGTTATCTCCTTGAGGCCCGTTACTTGGTTGATTTACTTCCTTTACACTTCCACCGCTTACGCGACAGATTGTTTGGCGTATTGGGATCGTTGGCTTTATCCTTGGGGAGCCCTTTCTTGATCCCGAGTGACCTAGCGCAATAGCTGTCACCCTTGCTTGTTCCCGGCTTGACTCGAGGGCCGCCGCCCTTGGCCTTGCCTGCCTGACCGTAAGATACCTTCTTACCGCTAGACGTTATCTTTACTTTAGCCTTGCCCTTAGCGGGCTTCTTAGACGACATTACTTGTAGCCTCCGGGGCCACAGTTACACTTCTTTCCTTTGCATCCGCAAGACATAAAGCCTCCTTATAGTTTAACTCTCACTTCGCCCGTGGGCGTCTTATATAACTGACCCGTCACTAGACCAGCTGCAATAGCAGCCGCTTCGTCTGCGTGTGTCGTCATGAACGGACAGACCGTCTGGCCTAAGTTCTCTATGCCGTGGATACCTACGACCAGAGAGTTAACAGATACGGTGTTGTAGCCGTCATCTAGCATCTGGAGGTAGTTACCTAGCGTCTCCCCGTTATCAGCTGTGACAGACGCTACGGCTTGTGAGATGGTGTAGCGTACGTTGTCGCACATGTAACCCCAATAGCCAGCGCTGTACTTTAGTAAGTCTACTTTCTTCATTTGTGTCCCTCAGTCTACGACATAAGGCGACCCGTTGCCGCCTCTAAGTGATTGTATTTCTGCCTCAAGCCTTTGTATCTCAAGATCATAAAGCCTGTTGCAGTCTATTCTTTTGGGCGCTCCTAGCGGTATAGTTACCCTACCGTAAACGCCTGCTTCTTGGCCATCCGCCACAACACCCATATCTAAAGACATAGGGCTGTCTACTGATTGACGGCATCTAACGCCCGAGGAAGTAGCTACCTCGTCGCTGTTGAACCCGCCTCTTGCATTCGGTATTTGAAGCATAGGGCTCGCAAACGATAACTCTGGAGCAAATGCGAGTGCTGCCGTTGTCAACATGAGTACGCGTACAAACGAGGAAGTCTTCTTGTGCAACTTCTGACATTTCAATGGTGAACTCCCTGCCGTCTTGCGGCTGTAGTCTCAGCACCCAAGGGATGGATGTGAACTCAAGAGGCTCCGAAAAGCTATCGTCAGCAAACACTTCTACTTCAAAGTCCTCGGTATGATTAAACGCGTTAATAGCGGTCATTGGAAAGCGTGTGATTCCTTGCTGAAACCTAATAATTCTATAGGCGGGCTCAAGTGAATGAGCCGCCGTGGATAGAGGTATAGTGAGCAGCAAGGCTAACGCTACACGGCTGAGCACGTCACTGGGACACGTACTACGTAACTGCCAGCCTGTGGGTTAGTTATTGTTCCGCTTACTGAGTGACTTATGTTATCACTGCCTATGTTTGTCAGGTCTAGTACGTAGCCAGCTGAATCACTACCAACAAAAGCAGAGCCAGAGTTATCTCCGGATACTAAGCTGAGCGACTGTACTAGGTCCCCTGACATCGCCGCACTGCCGGGAGCGGCCTGAAAAGCCGTCACCTGCGGTGCCACAACGGAGAATACTCCGGGGTCGTTGTTTGTTACAGTATAGGTAGCAGCTGCCGATGTACTGAACGCTGAGCCGTTTACTGAGAGTGTTCCGCTTGATACGCTAGAGAACGTACAGGCAGAAGCGGCGTTACCGTTAAAGTCAATATCAGCTGCTTGTGCAAACGCAGAGGGAACAGCGAATGCTAAGCCTATAGCTATGAGTGTCTTCTTCAATCGTGTGAGCTCCTGTATGGATCCCTAAGGGCCTTTAGGTACGACCCTTAGGGTTTGCATTAGTTTCCTCTTAAAGTCCCTCTACGGGGCTCTGAGGGCCTTGTGCGGGGGCACGTCTACCTTGCTGGGCCATCATCTGCTTGGCCCTCTCAGCTTCGGCTTTCCCCTTGGCTGACTCCATCCGCTCTTCTTGCTTGAGCTGGAGTTCTTGTTCTTTAAGTAAAAGCTCTGACATCCTAATGCGCTTGTCGAAGTCCTTATCCATCTCGCCATCGTTATTTGCATCAGCATATTTAAGCGTCAGCTCCTGCGGATACAACTGGGCTTCTACGTTGTACTTCTGAGCACGCGCCTGAGACTCGGCTGCTTGAGAGCTAAGGAGCTGCGCTTGGCCTTGAGTAATAGCCATCTGCATCTGCTGTTGCTCTTGTGCTGCCTGCTGTGCCTCTGGGTTAGGCTGGCTAGCTGCGTCAATAGCGTCCATGATCTCGCCTCGGTTAGTGAGGTTCAAGTGATCGACGATAGCCTTAACGACAGCTGCGTGAGCTGGGCTATCTGGTGGAAGCATCTGTAGCATTTGTGTTAGTTGGTTAACCTCGTACTCACGGGCCATTGCGCCGAGTGAGCTGTAAGGCGTGAACGTGTAGTCCTTAACCGGATAGTTCTCTGGGTCAAACTGCATGTAGCGATAAGCAGCCTTGCGGATGAACGGGATCAAGAAGTTCTCTTGGAAGTTCACCAACGTACGCTTCTGGCGCTTGACTAATGCACCTTGGCTCATTGACATACCAGCTGCGGTAACATCGTTCTGTACCTGAGCCATTGAGGCATCCGCTGCACCAGTGGCCTGTGAGACCATCTGCTGTAGGGCTGCACCCTGCTGGAACGTAATGGCATTCAGCTGACCGAAGTTGAACGGCATGATAGACTCACCGGGTGCTCCGTTGGTCAAGATCATACGTCCGGGTCTTACTTCCATCTTGTGGCCGCGTGGAATACGCGTAGCGTCCACAGCCATCATTGGGTGCGTAGTAAGCGCCAGCGCGTCGATACGTGCTCGTAGCTCAGCGTCTAGGGCCTTCTGGCTCATGTACGCCTTCTCACACACTCCTCGTCCCCAGAATACATTAGGCACTATGTCCCACTGGAAAGCCACTACAGGGCGATCCTGACACATGTAGGGGCTAGGCATAGCCTTGAGTAACACTCCCTCATTAGCAATGACTACAACAGATTCTACGTAGTGTCCTTCTTCTACGTCTTCTAGGTCAGCACCTGCTTCTTCTAGGAGGTCGCGGGGTACCTTACCGTAGTACTTCGTTAGGCGGATACGGTCCTTAGGTGTAGTGTCCGCTGTGCTGTCGAAGTCTATCTCTGAGTCAGCTGCTGCGTCCCCAATGTAGGCATCTGCATCATACACGCCTTGTTCTTGTAGCTCTTCTACGATGTGACGGCTGACGAACTCGTCTACGGCCACACCCAGCGCTGTGTCTACTGAGTCAGCTGCTGGGTCAATCAAGAAGTTCTTAGGCTGGATAGGGTTCATCTTAACGATAGGACGGTAAGAAATCTCTACACCAATCTCCTGCAAGTCACCTTCCATGATAGGACGGCTAGCAGGCTTAATGTCTTTGTGGTCTTCAATGACGATCTCAGCTACACCAGTACCGTAGACGGCAGCGTTAACTAAGACCTCAGCTACAGCAGATCGGATACGCGTTAGGGCGAAGTCTTCGTGCAGCTTGCGCTCTAGGTAGCGTACGTCTTTGCTATCCTCGTCGTTGAAGCCATCCTTGATACCGAATAGCTTTCCACGCCCGAAGGTAGCCTCTTCTACTTCCGCTACGTTAGACTCAACGGCCTGTGCTGTAGCAGGGGCAATCAGCTTACTACGCTCTGACTTACGATCCGCGTCCTCAGGGGACCACTGGTTGCGATAGATCCGCATGTACTCGTCATGGCGGCTTGCGTAGTTAGACTCATAGTTATCGCGCCAATCATTACATTTAGACATCACCCATTCGGCTAAGTCACCCTCGGTGCCGAAGCCGTCAAACTGGTCTTTAAATATCTCGTTATCGCTCACGTAGTGTTCCTCAAGTTAATACCCCGCAACAGCGTCGAGAGGTTCATAGTCGTCTTCTAAGTCTCCGCCGAAGTCATACGGGACAACAGCCATCTGGTCAACATAGGCCAGCGCATCAAGCAAGTCATCGTGTACAAGCTGTGAAGGGAACGCAGCGGCTTCATCTACAAAAGCCATGTTCCATTCTGCATGTCGGAAGCGTATGCGTTTATGTTCAAGCCTTCCCTGTAGGGCCCAGAGGATTCTGTCTTGCTTCTTCTGATTTCCATGGGATAGCAGTTCCACTCTAAACATGCGGGCTGTTCTTCGCATAAGATCTGACAAGGGCTGCATGACGGCTTGCTGAGCGATTCCTTTTTCAATTCCCACACTGGGCGGTCGGTACTTCTCCACGGCCTTGAAAATGCGTTCAGCGGTTTCATCGAGGGTCCAGCGTCCATACTGGATGTCCTCAACCCACCAAATCCCCCCGTCATCCACAAAGACAACAGCGATAGCGCTATTATCCCTGCGCTTAGTCTTATTCCCC